CCCCGCATCATAGAAGGCGAAGTTTTTGATGAAATCACCCCAGAGTAGCCAACTTTTACACGCTAAAACATTAGAAGAAGCGATTGAACAATACCCGGAAGATGCTGCGCGGGAATTAGAACGCCTTAATTTTGAAGAAAAAATGGTGGACTTTGTTGCGGGTGCTTGGAAATACATTGATCCAAATCCGTATAAATACGGCTGGCATCTTGAGGCTATTGCGGAACATTTACAGGCGGTAGCAAAGGGTGAGATTCGCCGTCTGGTCATTAACGTCCCGCCACGTACATCCAAATCATCTATGGTATCGGTCTGTTTCCCCGCTTGGGTGTGGTCGCAATCCGCAATTGGTCCATTGTCTGGTCCACATGTACAGTTTCTTTATGCGTCTTACGCTCAATCCCTTTCTATCCGCGACTCTATTAAAACCCGCCGCCTTTTAGAATCTCCGTGGTATCAACGCCATTGGGGCGACAAATACAAAATTGTTTCCGACCAAAACACAAAAGTTAGATTTGACAATAACAAAGGCGGATACCGTCTCGCAACCTCCGTTGACGGCGCGCTTACGGGTGAGGGCGGCTCTATTATTGTGGTCGATGACCCTCACAACGCAAATGAGGTTGAATCGGATCTTGTCCGCCAAGGTACATTGGAATGGTGGGACCAATCTATGTCCACCCGTCTCAACGATCCCAAAACTGGCGCTTACGTTGTTATTATGCAGCGGCTGCACGAATCTGACCTTACGGGCCATGTTTTGTCTAAAGACACGGGAAATTGGGTTCACCTTTGCCTTCCAATGCGGTTTGAGACTGATCGCAGATGTATTACGCCGTGGTACGTTGATCGGCGCGAAGAGGGAGAATTGTTGGTTGACGACCGTTTTGGTGAGGACGAAGTTGCGTCATTGGAAAGCGCCCTTGGCCCATTTGCGGCTGCTGGTCAACTTCAACAGCGCCCCAAGCCCAAAGGCGGCGGTATTATAAAGCGTGATTGGTGGGTTTTATGGGATGAGACGGTGTCGAACGCTCAAGGATTACGTAAAAACGTATTTCCACCGTTTGAATACGTAATATCATCGTTGGATACCGCTTACACCACCAAACAGGAAAACGATTATAGCGCCATGACAACATGGGGCGTGTGGACAGACCGCCAAGAAAACCAAAGAATTATGTTAATTCATGCGTGGCAAGACCGACTTGAGTTTCCGCAATTGGTACAAAAAGTCATTAAAGAATGTAATGATTATAAAATTGATAAACTTTTAATTGAATCTAAAGCGGCTGGATTATCCGTTGCTCAGGAACTTCGTACCCATTTTGCGCGGGAAAACTGGGGTATTCAATTGGTTGATCCGGGGCGTGGGGATAAAGTCGCACGTACTTACGCAATTCAACATCTTTTTGCGGAAGGAATGATTTACGCCCCCGATATGGAATGGGCGGAAAAGGTTATTGAACAAGCGGAATCATTCCCTAAAGCAAAACACGATGATTTGGTTGATAGCATGACGCAAGCACTCTCACACTTGCGTGTTATTGGTTTTGCGCGTAAACCAGTAGAAATAGTAGCGGAAAAGACTGAAAGTATGCTATATAAGTCCAGTCGCAATCAACAATTGTACCCGGTGTAACCTATGCCATTAGCGCCAATGAACATTCGCCAAGTTCCCGTTTTGGGAAGTACGCCAGATGATTTCGGCGCATTTGATATGGATATGGCGGCGGAAAATGTTGAAAACGTTGAAGTTAATCCAAAATCCCCGTATGTAAAAGTTGAGTTGCCAGATGGCTCCGTAACCATTTCTTTTGGTGGACCCCAAAAGAAAGAAGACGAAGAGGATGGTGATTTCCACGAAAACTTAGCAATGCACTTGGATAATAGTTCATTAGGCCAAATTGCCAGTGAACTTGTCCGTTTAATTGAACAAGACAACGAATCCCGCCAAGAATTGCTTCAGCAATACGTTATGGGTTTGGATTTGTTGGGGACAAAAATTGAAACGCCACGGTCCAATGCGACGGACGGTTCTACGGCGGTTGAGGGACAAGCAACAGTACGCCATCCATTGCTTCTTGAGTCAATCGTACGGTTCCAAGCCAATGCCCGTGGTGAGTTGCTTCCATCCAGCGGCCCCGTAAAAATTCGCAATGACGGATTAGATAGCGCCAATATCAATGCTCAAGCAGAATCTTTAGAACAAGATTTTAATCATTATCTTACGGTTACGGCATCTGAATATTACCCAGATACGGAGCGTATGTTTTTTGCTTTAGGGTTTGGTGGAACCGCTTTTAAGAAAGTATATTACTGCCCTATTCGCCGCCGCCCGGTGTCAGAATTTGTCAGCATTCCGGAAATTATTGTTTCAAATGCTGAAACAAACGTAGCTACAGCGCAGCGTATTACGCACGTTATTAAAATGTCCCCAAGCACCCTTAAAAGGCTTCAGCTTGTGGGTATGTACAGAAATGTACCCCTTTCTTCCGCGCAACCAGCCAAAAATAACGTAGTTGAGGACAAATTAGAGCAAATTATGGGTGTTATCCCCCGTAATATATCTAATACGGATAACCAACCCCGCGAAATTTATGAGTGCTATTGCGAATTGGATTTGCCGGGTTATGAGCATGAGGACGATGAGGGGCCAACGGGCCTCCAACTTCCTTACCGTGTTACTATTGATAAAACATCCTCTGAAATTTTGGAAATCCGTCGGTGGTGGAAAGAAGATGATGAACAGTGTCTGCGCCGACAAGTGTTTGTTGATTATATCTTCGTACCCGGCTTTGGTTTCTACGGTTTGGGCCTTTTACATCTTGTGGGTAACACGACGATGGCGTTAACCGCTGGTTGGCGGTTGTGCATTGATAACGGAATGTTTGCTAATTTCCCCGGATTTTTGTACGCAAAACAAGCTGGGCGGCAAAATACCAATGAGTTTCGTATTCCTCCCGGCGGCGGAATGCCTATTGATACGGCTGGTCAGCCTATCCAATCCGCTATTATGCCCCTCCCATATCGCAGTGTAGACGGCCAGTTTCTTAGTTTGCTTGAATTAATTGAAACCAGCGGCCAGCGTATGGCTTCTACATCTGAAACCAACGTTGGCGAAGGCAATGCTGAAGCGCCAGTTGGGACAACAATTGCCCTTATTGAGCAAGCGCAGAAAGTTATTTCCGCTGTTCACAAACGTATGCATGCGGCTCAAGCCCGTGAATTTCAGCTTCTTAAGGATTTGTTTAAAGAATGCCCAGAAGCATTTTGGGAAAATAACAAATATCCAGCTTATCAATGGACGCCAGAGACATTAATAACAGCTTTGGATAATATTAATTTAGTCCCCGTTGCTGACCCTAATACGCCGTCTCATGCTGTGCGCATCCAAAAAGCAATGGCAATTAAACAATTACAATCTCAAAACCCAACGCTTTACGACCCTAAAAAAGTTGATGAACGCATTTTGACGATGCTTGGGATTGAAGATGCGATGGATCTGTTTGTCCCACCAATGCCTCAAGGGCCACCGCCTCCTGACCCAGCATTGATGATGGCACAAGCTAAAATGATTGACTCGCAAGCCAAAATGGCGGAAGTTAAAGTAAAAGCTGTTGACGCACAGGCTGACGCCCAGAACCATGCGGCTGACAGAGAAAGCAAAGAGCGGATTGCCATGTTGCAATTGGCCCGTGAAATTGCAGTTCATCCGGAGAGTGCTTCTACGGCGGAACAGTTTATTAAACCGGATATCCAAAATTTAGTTAGAAATCCTAACGTTTAATGCTGGACGCAGCAGGAGTATAAAATGAGTGATCACAAGAAAGAAGCAAAAGCAGCATCCGCCGCAAAAATGCAGCGCATGGGCCTTAAATTAGACGACGGCAGCAAGTCGTTTACGGACGAACGCGGCGGTTCCCCTTTTGAGGGTTTGAACAGCGGCAATGCTGGTAAATGGCCCGTTACCCCATCACGTTTTAAACGCGGTGGTAAAGTTGGCAAACACGCTGATATGGAAGGCCACAAAGCCCATAAGAACCTTGGGAAAGCGCCGCGTAAGGCTGCTGGCGGTCAAGCTTCTGGCGTTCCACTCCCGCATCCGGGCCAACGCCGTGAACCTGTTCCTATGCCTCCTACTCGTTCTATTGCGGACGAATACGCAGCATATCACCCAGATGAGCCAAATGATTTGGGCGCAAGCAGCAGCTATGCCCGTGGCGGAATTACGGGAATGAATCCAGCCGCCCGCAAAAAAATGGTTGGCGCTATGGTTGCACGTAAAAAAATGGCGGGTATGCCATCTGCTGCGCCGTCAAAGGGTTTAATGCCATCGACTAACCCTTATCCATCTTCTGGTCTTATCCCAATGCGTAAAAGCGGTGGGGCCGCAAAACACACGGATGAAACCCAAGACAAAAAGTTAATGCACAAGGTTCTTAAAAAAGAAGCATTTAAGGCAGACGGCGGGTCAACTGGACGTCGCCGATATAATCAATTAGATGAACTTGATCAAATGTTTGCTCCTCTTCGCAGACATCAACAAGCAACACAACAAGCAGCACAAATAAGAAATACATTAAGAAATCAAGCAATGAATGGCGTATTTGGGCCAGAAGAACAAAAGCTTGAAAGAAACCGTTCTGAAAACGCATCCTTAACTTCAAGTGGTTTAAAACGCGGCGGCAAAGCTATGCACCACGCAGATTGCTCATGCAAAATGTGCAGTGGTGGCATGGCTGAACGCGCACACCGTGCAACTGGCGGACGCACAAAGGGTAAAACCAATGTCAACATCATTATTTCTCCGCAATCCGGACAAAGCCAACAGCCTTTGGGCGCTGGTGTTGGAATGGGTCAGCCTCCTGTCCCGCCAATGATGCCCCCAATGGGTGGCGGTATGCCTCCAATGCCTCCGGGCGGCGGAATGCCTCCAGCAGGTGGCGCACCACAACTTCCTCCGCAGCTAATGGCGGCTCTTGCTGCCCGTGGCGGCGCTGGTGGTCCTCCTATGCCCCGCAAATCTGGTGGTCGCGTAGGTCAAGGAATGCCAAAATATCAAGAAAAAGATTACGGTTCCGGGTCTGGTCTTGGTCGTTTGGAAAAGAAAAAATGGCCTACAGCAAACGGAACTGAATAAGGAGTCTTATGGCTGGACTTGACTTGCTCCTTTACCGAAAATTAGAGGAGCGCATTGAAGAAGAAAGGGAGAAACAATCAGAGAGCATTCTGAACGGTTTCTCCCAAAACTATGAGGACTATAAGAACCGCGTTGGATATTTAAAAGGACTATCCGACGCACTTATCTGGGCGAAAGAGACGATGGATGACATCGTCGGCATTGATAGAAAAGCGAGATAAACGATGAAGACTGCGACTATGAAGATGCTCCATGCGGCTGACCCCGCAGCGGAGTTAAAAAACGCTATAGGTGACATTTCCAAAATTAAGGTAATGCACAACAACATTCTCTGCGCTGTATATAAACGGCCAGAACGCACGGCCTCCGGCCTTTACCTATCAGACGGTATCCGCAAAGAAGACGAATATCAGGGCAAGGTAGTTCTTGTGCTGAAAAAAGGTCCTATTGCGTTTGTAGATGATGACAAAACTGGCTTTGCTGGACAAAACGTGAACGAAGGCGATTGGATTGTGCTTCGTTCGTCGGACGGTTGGAAATTGAACATCAACGGTGTTCTTTGCCACGTCATTCAAGATGTCCAAATTAAAATGGTCATCCCAGAGCCAGATATGGCGTTTTAAGGAGGTATAAATGTCAGAATTAGAAGCTGCTGAAGTAACAGTTACAACCCCCAATGCACCTCAAAACATAGATTTTGACCTTGGTGCAACGCAAAATGAACCCGTTGCAAAAGTTGAAACGCCTAAACAAGACGATGGCGTTGAACTTTTAAAACGCCAATTAAGTGAAAAACAACGTGAAGCTGAAGAAATTCGTCGTCAAAAATTTGAGGCGGAACGATATGCTCAAAAAGCCCAACAAGAAGTTAAAACATATCAGGTTCAGGCTCAAGACAATCAATTAACGGCATTTGTTAACGCAATTGCCAGCTTTGAGCGTGATGCTGAAATGCTTGAGCGGGATTATGCTAACACTTTATCAGAAGGTGATTACGCAAAAGCCGCCAAATTACAGCGCCAAATGGCACAAGTTGAATCAAAACTTATTCAATTGTCTCAAGGCAAAGAAGCTGTTCAAGAAAAACTTAATTATGAGCGGCAAATGCTTGAGCAACAACGCCGTCAACCGCAACCGCAGTACGAACAACAGCCTACTGACCCAATTGAAGCGCAAATTCAATCGGTTAAAAGCCCAACTTCACAAGCTTGGCTGCGTTCTCACCGTGATGTTCTTGCTGATCCGGTCAAAACAAAACTTATGACCGCCGCACATTATGAAGCTGACGCTCTTAATATTCAACCAGATACCCCAGAATATTTTGCACACATTGAAAGCAAAGTTTATGGCGGTGAACCTGTACAACAAACTGTACAACAACCCCGCCAACGCCAAGCTATGGCGGCTGCACCCGTTTCGCGCACCAATTCAGTGCAAACTTTCCGTGCTGGTCAACAAGTTACTATGACCTTAAGCCCTGCGGAACGTCAAGCTGCCCGCGATATTGATATGAGTGACGAAGAATACCTTGAAGCTAAATTATATTACCAACAAAAGAACATGTTGTGAGGTAATCCATGTCAGAAGCAGTCAAACGCGGCCCCGGACGGCCATCTAAAGCCCCAATTACAGAACAAATGGAACAAAACATGACCGAATTACGCCAAAATGACGCCCCAGAGTTGGGTGTAGCCCCAGTTACCCGTGGCCTACGTGAAGCTGCGCTTCGTGCTGAAGAATTGCGGGCCAGAATGAACGATGATTCAATGGACCCATCAATGTATGATGAGTTCTACATCGATCCACGTAAGATTCCAGAAGGTTGGGATTACAATTGGAAACGGGAATCCATCGCGGGCATGACAGATGAACAGAATATGCTTGAAATGCGGTCTGGCGGTTGGGAACCAGTGGATACCCGCCGTCATCCGGACATGATGCCTATCGGTCATAACGGTGCAATACGCAAAAAAGGCATGATTCTTATGGAACGTCCTAAAGAAATTACCGCAATTGCTCAGGATCGGGAACTTTCTACCGCCCGTGAATTGGTTAACCAAAAGGAAAAGGCGTTGGGCATTGCTCCAGCAGGTACTTTTGAGCGTGACCGCAAGCAAACGGGCATCCGTAAGTCTTACGAACCAATGCAGGTTCCGCGTACTTAATAAAAAAGGGGGCTTCTGCCCCCTTTTCCCTATTGCATAGTATTTATTACAGTGTTATAGGAAAAGTTATAACTCCATTACGCGCCGTAGTGGGCTTCCCCATGTTGGATAAATTAAGACGCGCCGTCTGATTTTATCCTACTGAAAAGGAGCGACCTATGGCGAACACTTCTGCGCCCAATGGTTTCGTACTTGCAGGGTTTCTGGACGGACGTAATGGTTCATTGGGCCAATCGGCGTATCAGATCCAATCTGGCTATTCTTCAAACATCTTCTCCGGTGACCCCGTACAGATTTCTGGCGGTTATGTAATCGCTGGCGCTGGCGGCACGACTGCCGTTCTTGGTGTCTTCATCGGTTGCGAATACTACAATTCGTCCGTAAACAAAGTTGTCTGGTCGCCTTACTGGCCCGCCAGCACGACCGTACCATCGGGTACGACGATTACGGCTTACGTAATTGTTGACCCACAAGCTACGTTTAACGTTCAGTCGTCGGGTTCGGCAGCAGTTACTCAGGCTCAAGTCAACTCAAACATTGACTACGCTGGTAATTCGCCTTCTTCGCCAGCCGCTTACCAGCTTCTCACTGGTCAGTCGACGGCTTACGCCAACCAAGCCAACATCAGCACGTCAACGACGTATGCTTTCCGTATTCTTTCGCTTGTCACTGCACCTCCGGGCGCAAACGGCACGGATACGACCACTGCGTACAATCGTATCATCGTTGCTTTCAACAACCAGTCCTTCCGCCTGACGGCTGGGTCGTAATAGGAGTAAGTTCAAATGGCTATTAATCTCAGTCAGATTCGTGACCTTCTCCTTCCCGGCCTCCGTGGAGTTGAAGGTAAATATTCGCAGATTCCATCCCAGTACGACAAGGTGTTTGAAATCACCAAGTCGAACATGGCTTTGGAACGCACCGCTGAAATGCGTTACCTTGGTCTTGCTCAGTTGAAGCAAGAAGGTGGTAACACGCAGTTTGATAACGCTGCTGGTGAACGTTACGTATACAACCAAGAGCATAACGAAATTGCGCTTGGTTACGCGATCACCCGTAAGGCTATCGACGACAACCTCTACAAGGCTCAGTTCAAGCCAACCAACCTTGGCCTTACTGAATCTTTCCATCAGACCAAAGAAATTTACGCGGCTAACGTGCTTAACACGGCAACCACGTACAATGCATCTATCGGCGCTGACGGTGTGGCACTTTGCTCCACGTCGCATCCTATCGATGGCGGTCTGACGATTGCTAATACCCCAACTGTACAGGTCGATCTGAACGAAGCAACCTTGCTTAACGCAATGGTTTCTATCCGCCAGAACTTCCGTGATATCGCTGGCATCAAGATCTTTGCCCGTGGTCGTAAGTTGATCGTTCCTCCTTCACTTGAGCCAGTTGCTATTCGTCTTACGAAGACGCAGCTTCGTCCGGGTACGGCAGATAACGACACCAATGCGATCCTCTTTACGGGTGGCGGTCTGCCAGAAGGTTACATGGTCATGGACTTCTTGACCTCCAACTATGCTTGGTTCCTCTTAACGAACATTAAGGGTCTGGTGTATATGGAGCGCATTCCATTCGAAATGGACATGCAGGTCGATTTCACGACAGATAACCTTCTTGTTAAGGGCTATGAGCGTTATTCTCTGGGCTATTACAACTGGCGTTCTATCTACGGTTCGTTCCCAACTTCGTAAGTTAAAGGAGAAGTCAACATGGCTATTACAGGCTACTCCGGACCGCTTATGGTATTTGGGCAGAGTCCGTTTACTCCTAATGAGTACAACCCGGACATCGGTGGCTCATCTATGTTCTATGCTGGTGCGGGGATCATGGACCCCCGCACTCCATTCACCTATCTACCGGGTGAGGCACAAGCAGCCGCTGATTTTGGCTGGTTGGGTTTTGACAACATCACGACGATTAATGCTGTTCCTTATACCAAGGCGGCTGGTGCAATCGTTACTTCCGCAAATGCTACCAGCGCCACTTTGACGCTGAATAGCAGCAACAGCGCTACGACGGGCGTCTACTATTCGACGAACTTTGTTCGTTCGGATACGGGCGCAACTGACACGGTTCTGGCTACGGACGCCTACACGTCGGTCACCGCATCGTTTTCAAACGGTGTTATGACCATTACCGCGAACTCAGCAATGCCAGTTACGGCTGGTATGGTTGTTATTTCGACGGCGGGTACGGTGTCTCAGGGCGTTGCGGCTGGTACACAGATTGTATCTCAGTTGACGGGCGGTTCTGCTGGTCAGGGCGTTGCTGGTACTTACCAGACTAACAGCAACCTGACGGCTACTTCCGGCACGGTTACCTTGGCGTATCAGAACGTTCAGCAGTGCATTGTTCCAAACAACGCACAGACTCCGGGTGTTGTGCTTTGGAATCCTGCGGCTGTTGCTGGTCGTGCCGTTGCGGTTACTGCCGCATCAAGTGCTACCGCTACCACCGCTACGGTTTCTGGGTATGATTGCTACGGTTACCCATTGGTTGAGGCTATTACCCTTACGGCTGGTTCTCAAGTTTCGGGTAAAAAGGCATTCAAGTACATCAAGAGCGTTGTTCTCAATGCCGCTGATGCCACCCATGCTTATTCGGTCGATACGACGGACGTTTTTGGTTTCCCAATTCGTTCGGACGCATTTGGTGACATTTTGGTCAACTACGCAACGTCTTTGACGGCTACTACGTTGATCACTGCCGCCACCAACTACGTCGCATCGGATCGCACCACCGCAACAAGCACAACTGGCGACGTACGCGGTACGTTTGGCGCATTTACCTCTGGTACGGGCGCTAACAAACTGATTGTTCGTCAGTCTCCACAACCTTATATGGTCCAGACCGCTAATCCGGGCCTGTTTGGTGTCACCCAGTATAGTAACTTTTAAGGAGTAGACCATGAAAGGTCATAAGCATCACGAAATGCATGGTGAACACCACGCCCACGGCGGTCACGTTCATCATATGGTAAAGAAGCACTCTATGCATTCGATTAAGCGCGCAGCCCACAAAAAGGGCGGCAAGGTTGAATCGCCAATGCATGGTGAAGTAGATAGCGACGAAACCCCACACGACGTGTACGCTGGCGCTAATTCGCCAACCGTACATGAAGGTGGCGAAAAGCATGCTTCGCGCAAACGTGGTGGCCGTACTCACAAGGCGCACAAGCACCTTGAGATGCATGGTCATCATGCTCATCACCGCCTTGACCGCCCTGCCCGTAAGTCGGGTGGTGCAGTTGGCGGCGCTGAAATGCGTCCATTCTCTGCTGCCAACAAGGTTAAAACCCCTGCTGGCCGCATGGTGGAGCCGGGGGAGTCGTAAGCCGTCAGCATCATGCTGATGGCGGCGGAGCGAAGTGGATTCAGGGTGCTATCAAGCATCCCGGCGCACTTCACCGACAACTTCACGTCCCGGCTGGGGAAAAGATCCCCGCCAAGAAATTGACCAAGGCGGCACACAGCGAGAACCCTACTCTTGCTAAACGCGCCAGACTTGCTCAGACGTTGAAGAAAATGCACGATTAAGTGGGGGGCTGCGGCCCCCTTCTTTCTTCGGAGGACCATATGACTGCTGCATGGACAAGATCAGAAGGCAAATCCCCATCCGGTGGCTTAAACGCCAAAGGTCGGGCTTCATATCATTCTGAAACGGGCGGAACCTTAAAGGCTCCAACCAAAGATACGCATAACTCCCGGCACAAGTCATTTTGCAGCCGGATGGAAGGGGAACGTGCCAAAATGACCAACATGAAAAACAAGCACGACCCAGAAAGTCGCATTAACAAGGCTTTAAGAAAATGGGGTTGCTAACATGGTTGTAGGTTTATCATTCGGTGAAATTGTCAATGTTATCCTTTCCGGCATTATTATTATTTTGTTGGTGCAAAAATAATGGAAAAGAAACCATTCTGGGAACATCCCGCTGAAAAAGATGCTCATCATAAGCATTTGACGGCAAAACAGAAATCCACTGCAAAGGCCCATGCAAGAGCGGCTGGCCGTCCTTATCCAAATGCTGTCGATAATATTGCAATTGCACGTAAAAAGGGTAAATAATTATGACCAGTCAAGCCTTTGTTATTAACGATTCCGTTACCAAACGTGGTGTAACTGAGCCATTTGAATTGCAAGTTTCCCGCAATCAAATTACGGGGCATTCGACCTTAAGTATTTTTGGTTATCAGGCGGCGATCCCAACCTCTGGTTTTATTCCAGTATGGGAAAATGCGACTGCCTATGCTTATCCCGCTTCCGCTATCACAATGACGCTGCTTAGTTCGTCTTCGTCGGATGCTGGTGTTTCCGTTTTAATCAATGGCCTTGATGCAAATTATAATCAAATTTCTGAGACGATTGCGTTTACGGCGGGTAATTATACGGGCGTGAATACGACCAATAGCTATTTCCGTATTAACAGCATGGTTGTAACAACCGTTCCCTCCGCTGGTTCGTCTAATGCTGGAACAATTAAACTTCAAGATACCGGCAAAACAATCACTTACGCCCAGATCAACGTAGGTATTGGCCGCACTCAATCAGCCATTTACACGGTTCCAGCGGGTTACACGTTCTATCTAAAACGCGCTCAAGGTTGGACGAACATGGTTTATACCTCTGGTTCGTATGGCACTTACCGCACATGGACTATTAATTCTGCTGGCGTTAATTCGTTAGTTACTCAGCGCCCATTCGTTGCGAACTTTGTCAGCGAACGTTGGTACCCAAACTCATATGGTCAAAAGACGGATATCCAGTGGCAAATGTCGGCAACTGGCACCGCATATGCTGCTGGCTTTACGGCTGAAGGCATCTTAGTAGCAAACGACGGTACTATCTTCTAAGGATAGAAAATGACCACCAGCGGCATTTATACGTTTAATCCGTCGCTTGGCGAAATCGTCTTGAATGCGTATGCACGTTGCGGCGTACGCAGGACCGCCATTATGCAAGAGCATATGACGGATGCGCGGTTTGAAACCAACCTTATGCTTGCTTCTTGGGCCAACCAAGGGGTCAATCTATGGGAAGTTGTGCTTATTTCTGTGCCATTGGTACAGGGTCAGACAACGTATACGGTTCCGCAAAAGGTTGTGATGATTTTGGATGCTGTTATTCAACAGAATACTGGCACTTCATCGCAATTTGACCGTGTTATTATGCCCATTTCGCGCACAGAATACAGCCAAACGCCCAATAAATTGCAGCAAGCGCCGCCTACGGTGTTTTGGTTCGACCGTTTAATCAACCCAACGGTGACATTGTGGCCCGTTCCGGATCAGAGCAATGTTTATACATTGAACTATTATGCGGTGACGCAGATTCAAGATGCTGAATTAACGGACGCACAGACGGTTGATGTGCCATATCGTTGGTTAGACGCTTTGGCATCTGGTTTGGCTGCACGTCTGGCGGCTATTTATGCGCCGGATCGTATGCAAATGTTGGAAGCTAAGGCCCAACAAGCGTATATGATAGCTGCTACACAGGATACGGAAAATGTTGGACTTTATATAATGCCCGGACTTTCTGGCTACTTTAGGGTGTCGTAGTCATGGCGTACCGTCCCCACGGCCATGCTTTTGTTAATCCAAGCGCACCATCAGCATGGGGGCGGTGTGATAGATGTTCGTTCATTTTTTTGCATAAAGCATTGAAATGGCAGTTTGATTTTCGTGGCCCGCAATTGCAGAACCTGCGATTTTTGGTGTGCGAAAAATGCTATGACAAACCACAGGCACAGTTGAAGCCTATTTTGACTACACAAGATCCGATTCCTGTGTTGAACGCCCGCCCAGATTCGTATGACATATACAATACCAGTAATCTGGCGGAACCCGGCTTTACGGTTAACACCGCCACTGGCATTCCTGTTCCCAATAACGTGGATTTGATTACGGAAAGCGGTCAGAATCTTACGGTTCAGCCAATTGGCAAGCCAGCGGACCTTGATCCAAATGCGCTAATGCCATTGATCAACCAGACGGTTTTTGATGTACTTTTGCCCGTTGTATCCATCACAGCCAACGGCACAACTACTATTACCGTAACACTTTCTACCGCAAATAGCCTTGTAACTAATAACCAGATATCAGTTACGGGTACGACAAATAATGATGCTATGGGGATGTTTAGCATCACTGTTTTGTCAGCTACAGCCTTCACATATCAAGCCAACAAAGCTATACCTTCTGGTGGACTTTTGGGGGCAAATACACGTATAGTAACAGCGTCCGTTGGTATACCGCCGCAATACACACAAATTGTTCAGACAGGTGCGTAAATGTCAAATGTTTCCATTTCAAACCTGCCTTCAACGAC